GGTGGTAACCACAGGCCGGTAACCTGGCCGGGTGGTAACCTGTTTTTGTGGTCAGACGCTATCGAAATCTTGCGCTGTTGCCCCCCGCATACCGTTTTGGCCAGGAAGGACCCATCAATTTTCCGCAGGACTCCGCAATCGTCTGATTGGCATCAGCCATCAGGCGTTTGCATCACTTCGCATCTGTCGGGGTGCAAGGTTGCAGTCGGAAGATCACGCTCGCTGCTCACACCACTGTCCTGACCATAGCTGAAACTGTAGGCCGAAACCGGGTAAAACGCGACAGGGGGTGTTTTGGCATCTGTCACCAGCAACCCGCACCGCCGCGCACCCGCCCTCCATTTGCCGCGACTTCACTCAGTGCCCCTTGTTCAGGTGCAGAGTGACCAGGTGGATAGCTGCGTCGTACCGTCGCTGGGCAGTGCGAGCCGCGCAGGCAAATCTCCGACCGATCTGTTCCCAGCGATACCGGTTCGACCGCATCCACACCAGATGCCGCTGCTCCACCTCCAGCCACTGCACCCAGCGCATGGTCTCGAGCATCCGCTCCACGACATGGGGACTGGGTGGCATGGGCCGGTACAGGCGCTCGGGGTCGGGATAGCGTTCAGGCACCTGCATGGGCAGCGTCATCCATGGGTTGAAGTAGCCGCCCGGTCTGACCCGAGGCAGCTTGTGTGCGGTTTCGGCAGCTTCAGCAAATCGGGCGGCCACATCCTCAACAGTCCATTGGGGCGTGGTCTCAGTCATGGCGCTTGCCTCCATCACCGTAAAGGCGTTCGCCCAGACGACGGACGAACTGTTTCTCCACCCAGTCGAGCCGTTCATCGTGCTCGGAGACCACCAGGATGTGGTCGGTGCGCCAGCCTTCTCGTTTGACGGCATCCAGGTCCGGTGTGGTTGGTTGCAGATTGCCCAGAGGGCAGCGGTAGCGGTATTGCGGCACTTTCATGTCACACCCCCTCCTGCGACATCTCACGGGCCAGGTACAGCAAGGCGATCGCATCGGCCTCGTTGTCGTCGGCAGGGGCGTGGCCACGAGCACGGACAGCTGCCACCATCTCGTCCTTGCTGGCGTTGCCTTTGCCAGTGGCGTGCTTCTTGATCGTGCCGACCGGGATGCCCTGGTACGGGATCTGATGGTGCTCGCACCAAGCCGTCAGTTGGCCCATGAAGCCGCCATAGGCACGGGCAGCGTCGACACCAACGTGGCGGCGGACTTCTTCGAAGACAACCTGATCGATGCCGTCATTGCACTGCTTGATGTCGGTGAGCCAGCGCTTGAACCTGAGGTACCGCATGCCACCGCCCTCGAAGCGTTGGGGTTTGAAGGATTGGCTGCCACTGGTGATGTGGCCGTCGCGGCTGGCCAGTGCCCAGCCAGTTTGGGTGCCCAGATCAAGGGCGAGGATGGTCATTGTGTTCATTGGTCACTCCATGCGTTTTTGGCATCTGGTGACCGAAGGTGACCCATTTCTCGTTAACCGCTCGCGCCTGCGCGCGTACACGTGTAGAGAGATAACGATATGCCGGTCACTTTCGGTCACCCATTGGGTCTGTTGAATGGGGTCAGTCGTCGCGATAAGGCATGTAGCCACCCGGCTCGCGGGGCTTGAGCGAGAGGCCTGACAGGGCTTTTGCCCCGCCATGCAGGCGTGTGCGGGCAAACCCACGGTTGATGAGTTGCTGGGTGAGCCAACGGCTGGTGCCCACGTACTCGCCACGCCGCTCGGCCCGCTCGCGCCAGCGCTGGTAGATCGCGGAAATCGCTTCACGCGCCACGGGCGACTGCTGGCAGTCCTCGTCCATGAACTCACCGATCGCGTCCTCTTCTTCAAAGTACTCATCGGTGGCATCGAGCACCTGCTGGGGCGGGTCGAGCCGGCCCTGACGCTGCCACTCCAGACAGCCTTGAACCGCCCAGGCCAGGATCCCATCCCGTTCAGCCAGCAGCTTTTGCTGTAGGTGCTTGTCACGCCTTTCCGGGGGGACGGTGATCGTGAACGGGATCAGGTGGAGGCGCCGCTTCATCGCTTCGTCGATGTTGCGGATGGCCGGCTTGTGGTTGCCTGCCACGATCAGCTTGAATTGCGGCATGAACTCAAAAAAGTCCTGCCGCATGAAGCGCGCCGAGATCTTGTCGCCACCGGTCAAGCTTTTCACCTTGGACTCGGCCCAGCGTCGCCCTTGCTCGGTTTCGATGGCGGCGACAAACCGGGCCCCACGCAAGCTGGCCATATCGGTGGGATGCCGGTCCGTGCGGGTTTCCATGAACGTGTCCATGGGTGCGTTGGTGGCGTAATCCCCGAGGATGGTGGCCAGCGTGTTCACGAACACCGATTTGCCGTTGGCACCCGTGCCATACAGAAAGAACAGCGCGTGCTCACGTGTCGACCCGGTCAGGGCATACCCTGCCATCCGGGCAAGATAGGCCTGCAGGGCCTGATCACCGCCCGTGACCTCGTTGAGGAATTGCCGCCACGTCGGGCAATCGCCCGCAGGCGTGGCCGTCGTGATCTTGGTCAGCCGATCCAGGCGATCGTGGGAGCGCAGCACGCCATTCTTGAGATTCACCACGCCGCCAGGCGTGTTGAGCAACCAGGGGGCGGCATCCCATTCGTCGGCGGTGGCCGCATGACGCCGGTCGGAACGTGCCAGCCGCTCCAAGCCAGCCACCGTGCCACTGCTGGCGAGTTTGGCGGCCACCCGGTGAGAATCAGCCTTGAGTGCAGCCTCGCGACAGATCTGACGCATCAGGTGGTGCGCGGCCAGGGTCTCCTCGGTTTGCCAGCGCTTACCGGTCCAGAACACCCACTTGCCCCACAGGGCGACATAGCGCCAGTCTTGGGCGTAGCGACCGGAGAAGGTCAGCGCCAGTGCGTCTTCCGTGGCCCAGACCGATTGCTCCGTTGGGTCGACTGCCTGCGTGGCGTCTGCTGTCGACGGTTGAAACTGGATGCGCTCACCATGTGCAAGGAAGGCCTCCACCTCAAAGCCCTCCGCAATGGCGTCGGCTGCGTCCCAGCCATCCGCAGACTCTTGGGGATCTTGCGCCATGGGATTGGGTGGAGGCATCAACACCGCGCAATGCTGGGCACCCGCTGCCATGACCGCTTCGGCGGCATTCATGGCGTATTCCCAGCCTGGTTTGTCGCGGTCAGGCCAAATCAGGACATGCTTGCCCTGCAGGGGTGACCAGTCGGTCTTGTCGATGGGCGCGTTGGCACCATGCATCGCGGTGGTTGCGCAATGGCCAGCGTCGATCAAGGCCTGGGCGCATTTTTCGCCTTCGACCAGTATCACCAGATCGGCATGGGCAATGCCAGGTTGGTTGAACAACGGCCTCGGATCGGGCGGCGCCATCTTGCGGCGCTTGGCATCCCAAGGGCGGAATTCCTTGCGTCCAGGACTGGGCTCATAGCGATACACGCAGGCAATCAGACTGCCGTCGGCGGCCAGGTAGTCCCACTTGGCGGTGGCCGGCCCCAGTTCATCCACTGGCGCACTTGCCTTGCGTTTGGCGGGTGACACGGCGGGTGCACGACCGAGCAGTTCCCGGGCGAAACCGAGGACGGCGGCGAAATCACGATGCGTGTCCCAATGGCGGTGCGCGGCGATGAGCGCAAAGATGTCACCGCCATTGCCCGTGGCGCGGTCGATCCAAAGACCCGCCCGTTCGCCGTCCAGTTCGATCTCCAGGCTGCGGCCCGGACTGCCCAGCACATCGCCAACGACGAATTTTCCGTGTGTCACCTTGCCAGCCGGGAACAAGTCAAACAGCACCCCCTCGAGCCTTGCCAACAAGGCCGATCGCAATTCATCCCGCTCGGCATTCCCGTTGGGTGATGGAACAGCAGGGTCTTGGTCATTGAAATCAAGCATGGGCACCCCCTCCGTCGGTGTCTGCCGGATTCAAGTAGCCCGCCTTGGTCGCGATCTCGCGCATGAATTCAGGTGACAAATCGACGAGGTCGCACCAAAGTTCCAAACGCCCGTCCTGGAAAAATCGCCGGGCCTCGGCACGCTGATGCTTCGAGGGTGAGCACAGGTCGACGAACGCCTGTTTGATCACGGCCACGACCAATCGCGATTCCGGGCACACGACAGCCACATGACGCAGCAGCAGACGCTCCAGCAGGGATGCGCCGATCAGGGGCTTCTGGCGACGGGCGGTCAACGCCAATGCCTCGACCACGGGTTGAGGAAGACGAGCATTCATGACTGCACCCCCGATGCGTTCACACCCTGCTCACTCCAGCAGCGCCGTGCCCAGGCGCAGTACTTGCACTCGTAGAAACTCGGCTCAGACGCCACGCGCGGCAGCAATTCACCGGCCTCGGTCGCCTGGATCACCTTGACGGCGCGATCCGACATGCGCTGCGCCAGCGCTGCATCAAACGGCACCCGTTCCAGCCAGATCTCTTGGGTATCCTTGTTGATGGCGGTAAACAGCGCCGGATGGGACGCGATGCCGGGGATGCTCGGCTCCATGTAGGCCTGATAGATCGCCATCTGCGCGGCATAGATCGGCTTGGTCACGGCCACACCCTTCTTGGCGGTGTCGCGCCAGTGCTTGTCATTCATGGTCTTGCACTCCCAGAGCATGGGGAACGACAAGCCGAGCTCGACAGGAGCGCCGGCAATCACGCCGTCGACATGCCCCTGGATGCGACCACCCGCAACGGAGAAGCCAAATTGCTCGCCATCCTGCTTGCGGGTGTAGAGGTCGAAACCAGCCAGACGCAGCCAGCGAATGGCCAGGTCTTCCATGACATGGCCAACTTCAAAGATCCGCAGCGTGCGACCGGGCAGCTCGGCACCATCGTCCAGCGGTGCGTCGACATACTCGTATTGCAGGGCGCGCTCGCAAGGCACACCAAGGCGTGAGGCGCCCAGATAGTGCCGCCGGGCCTGCTGGCCGCGCTCGGCTTGCAGGGCAGCATCCAGCAGCATGGACACCTGCTCGTGAAATTTTGGTTGATGGTTCAGGTCGATCATCAAAATGGAATCCTGTGGTGATCGCCACCCGTGCTGGCAGTGGCCTTGCGGCTGGCGAGGTGTTCAAAGAAAGTGCGGTCGCGCTCGACCATGCGTTCGTGCTCGACCAGCATGTGGGCCTGATAAGCGTCGACCACGACCTCCACCAGGCGCAGGACTTCGTCCTTGCCGTAGTCGGCCAAGGGGCGATCCATGCCGATGGAAGCGACGTACTCGCCCAAGGGGCCGAGTGCGGATCGCATGGCGGCGAGCTCCATATCGGTGGGATCAATCACGGCGTCCTCCTGAAACTGGGTCAGTCGCTCCATCAGCCGGGAGAAGGCGTTCTGGCAACGCATGGAACAGAACACCCAGCGATCGCTGTAGCGACGGGGGTCGGAGCGCCGCATGCGCGGGTTGAAATACCCCAGGCCTTTGGCTTGGCGGGAGCACACGGCACACCTCACGCTACCTCCCGAAACTCGGCCATCACCGCATCGTTGGCAGCTGTCACCAGGCGCTGGATGGCCGCCTTGTTGAACTGGAAGGTCAGCAGCGCCGAGGCCTGATAACGGGTCAGGCTGAAATCCGCCCGCAACGGTGCAGGCAGGTAGCGCAGTTGCCCGGGTGTGGGCGACTCCTGCAGCCAACGACGGGTCTTGTGGGCTGCGTCGTCGACTTCCTGGTCATTGAGCCAGTCATTGGCCTGCGCCAGACACACCGTGCGCTCACCGGCGCCTAGCAAGCGGGCGGGAAGTTTCTCGGCACCACCTACCGCGTACCAACGTCCGCTCAGGAAGAAGACCCCAGCCCAGGCTTTGAAGCCGGTGGCCAGCAGTGCGCAGTCGTCGCCGAACAGGTCACACCAGGCAAAGTTGGAGCGCTTGAGCAGATCGATTTCGGTCATCACAAAATCGCTGATCTGGTGACGCGTCTCCTCGATCTCCTTGGCAAAGCTGTGGCCACACAGCGGACACTCGCGACTGGCCATCGGCACTTCAGCATCACACTGCGGGCAGTGCTTGGTCGGTGCCTCGCCGTCACCAGCGAAGCCATCCAGATCGACTTCCTGCTCCAGACTGCCGTGCCGCAGGGAGGCGGTGCCGAAGTCCAGCACCACGCAGTCCGTCTTGATCACGCCCGGGTGTTCAGTGGGGTCGACCACGCGCAGACCACGTCCAACCATCTGGATCAGCGTGGACTTGTAGGAACTGGGCCGCAGCAGCACGATGCAGGAGGTCGGTGTGTAGTCGTACCCTTCCGTGAGCACGGCCACATTCACCAGCACCATGACATCACCGGTCTCATATGAGGCCAGGGTGAACTGCCGCTCAGCAGGTGTCATCTCGCCATGAACCACAGCGGCCCGAACCCCCGCCGCATTGAAGGCCTGGCAGACGGCACGGGCATGATCCACGGTGGCTGCGAATGCAATGGTCTTGCGACGGGCGGCGTGCTCCTGCCAGTGCTGGACCACCGCCGCATTGACGGGCGTGGTGTTCATGATCGATGCCACGGCGTTCATGTCGTAGTCGTCGGTCAGTTTGCGGACGCCGTCGAGCGCGTCGCGGGTGCCGACATCGACCACGAAGGTGCGCGGTGGCACCAGATGGCCGGAGCGGATCAACTCGCCCAGCCGGATCTGGTCTGCGACATTGGAGAACACCTTCCGCAGGCCCTTGCCGTCGCCACGGTTGGGCGTGGCGGTCACGCCGTAAATCAGCGTATGCGGGTTCTTGGCCAGGACCGAGTCGATGACCAGCCGGTAGGTGGGCGCCGCGCAGTGGTGGGCTTCATCGATGACCAGCAAGTCCAGCGTGGGCATCTGCTCCAGGTTGCGTGCCAAGGTTTGCACCATGGCAAAGGTGGCCTGACCCGACCACGATTTGTGGTGGGCATCGAAGACCGAGGTACTGACGTGCGGATTGACGCGGCCAAACTTGCCCAGGTTTTGCGCGGTCAATTCGTCCCGGTGCGCCAGGATGCAGGCCTTGGCGTCCGGATGTTGAAGAAACTCTCCGGCGGTGCCGGACAGGCAGATCGTCTTGCCTGCCCCAGTCGGCGCCACGCCGAGGGTGTTGCCATGGGCTTTTAGGGCCGTGACGCAGCGGGTGACGAATTCCCGCTGCCGAGGACGCAGCATCATCGCCAGTCCTCCTTATTGCGCCCAGGCAGGGCGAGTTGGAACGGCGGGCGACGGTGACACAGATGGCGTGCCGGATGTCGGCGCAGAGGCCGTGTTGCTGGGCATGCGCGCGGGCATCCCCATCAATCCTGCATATTCTTTGTGATCCGGCTGAATAGCGGCCTTGATGACGTTCTTGTCGTCGCCGTTCTGATCCTTTTCAACATCGATGCGGGCGACTAACTCCACGCCATCCAGATCGGCAAACCCCTTGATGCGGCGCGCACTCTGCGCCTGTGGCGA